TCTCCCAAGGGATATTCTGATTTCGTTAGGAAGATAAATAACGGTACGTATAAGGTATCCGAGTTCTTTGATGCGATGGAAAATGGTATATCCAAGGAAGAGAGCGTATCCCGTTTCGGGTTCGATATTAATATGATCGATTTGTCGATCAATAACCAGTGGCTAGAAGAGGCTGATTTCGAGAGTTCCTTCCGGAATCCTAATTATAATCCCGATCTAGGTTATGGATATCATACGCCTAGATTTGATAAGTACAAAAACGAGGCTTTTTTCAAAAAATACGGTATTACCAAGGAAGGAGAGGAAGCCACAATCAACAAGGATAAGTGGGAGATGAGGAAGGAGCTGCTTAACATAAGCCGTAAGGCTATGGAGGATTATGACGAGCGGTTCAGGAACATCTACCAGATACCACAAATATCCAAGGGCGGCGTGGAGAGGATGGTGCAGGCCGGGGTTGACCCGAAGGCGGCCATCGGCAACGCCGTGCGTGATATTGTTGGCGAGAGGGTGGATGACCCTATACACGGTCAAGGGCAAGACCTAGGAGAGCTTGATGAGAACGATAACAAATATCGCATGATCCCCAAGTACTATCTGAGTAAGCTAGAGAATGCCGATGACGTATCTCATGAT